TTAGCCAAGTTGAGCAAAGCATTTCTGCAATGCCAACTAATGCCAGGGAGATTGTTAAATCACCTGAGTATCACACAGCATTTATGAAAGCTCTTGCAAAGCGTGATTTAACAAGCAATGAGCAATCAATGCTTAGAGAGATGCGTGGTACTGCTACAATTACAACGGCCGAAACTGGTCTTGCAGGTGGTTATGTTATTCCTTACCAATTCTCTTATGAGTTGGAAAAGACAATGGCATATTATGGCCCAATGCTCCAGGTATCTCGTGTAATTACAACGCCACAAGCCGGTACATTGTATTGGCCAAAGGTAAATGACACAGGCACATCGGGCAACTGGCATACAGAAGGTGGAGCGGTGACTGTTCAAGACATGACATTCACAAGAGAGACATTTGCTGCTCACGTCATAAATACACTTGTTAAGGTGTCTGTTGAATGGGCAAATGACGAGTTTGGTTTGTTGAATACAGAATTACCAATTATGTTAGGTGAGCGTTTAGGCCGTGGCTTAAATACTGCATTTACAACTGGTGACGGATCAGGCAAGCCAACTGGATTTAAAGACGTAGCTCCTTCTGGTGTTGAATCTGCTTCTACCGGTGCATTCACAGCAAGCGACCTTATAAACCTTGTACATTCTGTTGACATTGCTTACCGTAACTCGCCATCTGCTGCGTTTATGATGCATGACCAGATTTTGAGCGCGGTTAGAAAGTTAAATGTTGACAATGATTATAACGGTTTATTCCAGCCATCATTGAGAGAAGGTACACCTGACAAATTATTAGGTTATAACTACTTTGTAAACAATGATCTTCCATCTGCACAGGCTGCCGATGCAAAGATTATATTTTTCGGTGATTGGTCTAAGTACATTATACGCCAGGTGGCTAACAATGTGCTTGTGCCATTGCGTGAGAGGTTTATGGATGAAATGGAGCTTGGCTTCTTAATGTATGCAAGATTTGACGGCAAATTGTTAAATACTGCTGCGATTAAACATCTTAAGAATCTGTAAATAGGGATAGTGTTTAGGGATGGGCATTAATTGTCCATCCCTTCTAAAATAATTTAACATGGCTTGGAAAGTAACAACAGCACCAGCAACAGAAATTTGGACAGTTAGTGAAGTTAAGAATTATTTGAAGGTGGACACATCGGCAGATGACACACTTATTACTAATTTAATCCAAAGTGCAAGGCAGGCAGCTGAAAGTTATTTAAATCAGGCATTAATTACTCAAACAATTACAGAGAAGTTAGATAGGTTAAACAATCCATTGCTTTACTTATCTGTATCTCCAGTTATTTCAGTAAGTTCATTTCAATACGCAGATAGTCAAAATACCACACAGACGTTTGATGCTGCAAATTATGTAGTAGATACATTTGAAAAACCTGCAAGGTTAAGCCTTGCTTATGGCAAATCATGGCCTACTTTATACGGAAATATAAATGACGTAACGATTACTTATACGGCTGGATATTCCAATCAGCCATCAGGTGTACCTTACCAAATAAGACAAGCCATTTTAATGATGGTTGCAGATAGTTACGATAATAGAGAAGATTATATAAAGAAATTACCAACTGCCTCAGAATATTTACTTGACCAATATCGCGTACAAATATTATAATGAAATTTAACAAGAAAGAAGAGATTGGAAAGTTAAGAGAAAGAATTATTGTTCAAAGTGTTACAAGAACAATAGGTGCAACTGGTTATGGTGCTGAAAGCTGGACTAATTATGCGGAGGTATGGGGATATGTGGATTATAAAGGTACAAATAGGGAAGAAGTTGAAGGAGGAAAAATAACAGCAATAAGTCAAATAAAAGTTATTTGTAGATATAGAACAGATATAAACGAGCAGCAGCGTATTATTTGGATGAATAAATTTTATCAAATTGAAAATGTGCAAATATCAGAGGATAACTTGTATCTGCATTTATTTTGTTCATACGCTCAAAACTATGTGTAATGTTTATATCACAAGCAAAATTAGATAAACTGCGTAGATTACAAGCAGAAACACAGAAAAGAACTAATAAAAAAGGTCAATTATTAGCAATATATAACTTTGCGGAATCAGTTATTGAACTGGATAATATAATGCAAAGAATCACAATAGAAAAAAGAAAAGAAATAACCAAAGCAGCTGAACCAATTGCCTTATCTGCCTATAAAAATTTAGTACCAAAATCTAATAGATTACATAAGTTTTATGTCCGTGGTAAAGGTTTAAAATATTCAATATTACCTGGCAACTTACAAAGGTCTATTAAAATAATATCAGATGAAAAAAATTTAAAGAGAGTTACATCTGCTATTGGCCCTTTGTACAAAGATGCTGGTAAAGGTGCTACCTTAGGTAGTGATGGTAAAACAGACGGTTTTTACGCTCACATGGTGTACGGTAATACCAAAGCATGGGTAAGAAAAGTAAAAAACAGAGCTGAAAAAGCAAGCCAAATGGCAGTAATACAAAAAATGTCAGGAGAGGCGATTAAAATGGCTCAACAATATCCGCGTAAATTTTGGGAGTTATGATAGGAAAGGTAATATATGGAAGATTGTCAGCCGATGAAGCTATAACAGGTGTATGCGGTTTAAATATATTTCCTGACATTGCTCCACAGAATGTGCAATATCCTTTTGTCGTTTATACTATCATTAATAGCACACCAGTTGATTTTAAAGATGGTCAAAGTAATTTGGAAGAAATAAATGTGCAAGTTGATGTTTATACTAACAATTACGAGACTACGCAAACACTTGCTAATAATGTTAGAAATAGGTTAGATAGATTTACCGGTACAGTAAATAATGTTAGTGTTCAAACTATAACCTATGTTAGCAGCGATAGCCAAGTATATAATGCTGATTTGAATGTATATTGGATGAGCATTGATTTTAACGCAAAAATGAAACGATGAAGTTAAGATTATTAAAAGAATGGAATGGCAAGGCTCCAGGTAAGGTTGGTGTTTTTCTTTCTGAATATGGAGAACAATTGGTGAAAGATGGCATTGCAGAACTACTTGATGAAAGCTATGTCGTGGAGGAGATGCCTAAGAAAGCCGAGGCTCAGCAAGAACCAGTATACATTCCAATCCCAGTACCTATGGATTATTTCCAAGGTCAGGATGGTTATGAAGAAGAAGAGAAAATTAATAAACCAAAAAAATAAAATAACATGGCAACTACTGGCATTATTAATGGTACGTTGATGCGTCTTTATAAAGATAATACCGCGATCGGTTACGCAACTTCCTGCCAAATGAACGTCACAGCCGCAATGCGTGAAATTTTGACAAAAGATAGCGCATCAGGTGGATGGAGAGAAGTTAAAAAAGGTCAACTATCAGGCACTCTTTCAACGGAGGCATTGTACGCTGGCCCTGGTGATTCATCAACTAATTATTTGTTTGATGATTTGTTTACTGACTTAATAAGTGGAACAGCTTTAACTATTAAATTCACAACAGATGTTTCTGGCGACAATGTGTTTACCATGCAAGCCATCTGTACTTCATTGGATTTAAACGCAGCAGTAGAAGAAAACACAAGCTATTCAGCTTCATTTGAGGTTACTGGTGCTATTGCAAAGACAACTAAATAGTAAAAATTACCTAACATGAAAACAATAACAATTGCCAACACGACTATTCCGATTAAATTTGGAATGTTCGTGTTAGGTACATTTTTAAGGGAAAGGAAGCTAAAATTAAGCGACCTTTCCCAACTTGGCGAAGACCTTTTGCTTGCCCTTGAACTTGCTTATACAGGCGTTGAACATGGTTACAAGGTTAAAGGGGAGAAATGTCCTTATACCTTGCAATCTTTCTGCGATCTTGTTGACACAGATATGGGAGGTATAACTCGCATTATGGAGATGATATCTAACGAGATTACACCACCAGAAAACGAGAATGAAAAAAACGTAGTAGCGAAGGTGGAGAACTCACACTTGAATTTATCGAACAATTTTGTTTCGGAGTTTTAAGGTTTCCTCCTTCGCAATATTACGACATGAGTTTCAGAGAAGTTGTTATAGCCATGCAAGGTT